CCGTTGTAAAAGAATACCAGAATAGATAATAACTAGGGTACTAGGGGTTTAAATCAGATTGCGTAATGCCATAGGCGACTGTTTCCAGATCGATAGTTGCTACTGTTCCAACATTTTCGCGCATCACAATTTCATTGATAGTTAAGTCATACCCAATATACGACCCGGCAAGGACTCGATCGCCCTTGAGTAGCGTCAGATCAGAATACTCTTCCCGGATAGAACTCTCATCAATCATCACCTGGAAGGTGTTCCTGGGGTCCGTAGCTCGCAGGCACGGGTAATCAAGGAGAGCGGAACGAACAACTGTTGTTAAGCGGTCTCGCATGAGTGTCGCCAAATCCGACAACTCCGTCTTTACCCAAACGTATGTTCGCATGCTGTAGTTGACTCGATAAATGGGATTTCCACGATCAAAGTCCATTCTTTCGAGGCCAGCCATTGATATCGCCACGGTAATAATGGTGGGCCACTCATCTAGGGCGATCGGCTCATAACTGAGGTATTGGACTGGTGTTGGAAGGGTGATGTCGTCCAAATTCCAACCGTTTCGGTAGGAGACCAATCTTTTGGGCATGTCATCCCTCAAGTAATTGGTGACGTAGGACTTGGCCAGATGCGGGCCATGCATTAAGTCAATCATTGGTGTCCGCTACCTAACCACGCTCAATATAGTTCGCTGTTTCTTCTGACCACTTCCGCGCAAAATCAAATGGCTCGAATACAACTGGCCGCTTAGGCATTTTCGTTGTTCCATATTGGTGGAATTTTGCGTATTCAACATTTGTTCCAAATATGGCATATCCATCGCGTATCATATTTGGTGCGCCACGCAAATTGCCAAGGCTCTTGAACAATTTTCCGCTTCTAATCATCGGCGGACGACCGGGGAAATGAACACTCTTCCATGCTCCGTATTGAGCGTCGAGCGGTGCCCATCCTCCCGTGGCTGAGCCTAGTTTTGCGAAGTTATCAGTCCAGGCATCCTCAAGATCACGGCGCATTTTCTTGAAAATAGGTTTAAAATTATCTGCCCTATCGGACATATCATCTAATTTATCGTGAATATCAGAGAAGTCATCAACTGTCGTAATGAGTATTTTTGTCATTACGCAACCCTAACTCTTCTGAATTTCCTTATAGACGCAAGTTCCCTATCCGAGAAACCTGTTTCTAGTGGCGCAACATTCCTTGTTTCCAAGTCCTTGATTCCAACGACATCGTCATGCATGTTCTGCATTTCCCGTGTTGCGGCACGCAAAATCAAAAGCTTGAAAATGGGTATTTCATCGCCATTTAGCCCAGCATCGTATGACACTTCGAAAATGTCGTTTGCGTATCCACGATATACATCAAGACCATAGCGACGTACCGTGTAGTCGTATCCATAGGCATTTGCCGTGCCACCAGAAACGAACGAACCGAGCGAAGTCGTAATTCCGCCAACGGTAAACGTAGATGTTGTAACTGCCGTAATTTCCTTATCTTCGAGATTGAATGCTGTTGGGACCATTCCCTCAATGGTGACAAACTGGCCCCTGGTGAACTTGTGGCCAGACGCGGTGAAGGTCACATTCGTTCCGGACTGGGTAGCACCAGTGACAGTTGCTCGTCTATCAACTGCCTCACTCATGTAGATGCCTGGAGTTGAAGTATTAATAATTTTGACGTAATTAATCTTCGAAACGGGCGAGTTACGCAAGTAGATGGTTGGGGATGGCTGCGAATACGTCAATGGGCTCATTGTCGAGTCGAGCGAGGTGTTGTAGAAGAAAGACGACGTAGGCAAGCCAACGTGGTCCAGGGGCATCACGTGCTCCTCAACGAAGGATTCAACCTCGATAGGCCGACGCAAGTATGCCTCTAGCTCGCTTTGGAGACCGGCAAGAATCAGCTCGGCAGCATCCTGCTGTCGTAGGGACAGGGAGATGTCCATATATGTCGTCAAGTCACTTAGCGTGACCAACATAAGGCCACCTCCAGAATTTAGAAAAAGTTAGTAGCGATGGTTCGCACCGCATTATCTGGGGCGAGTAACACGTCCAGCTGTGCGAGCGAAAAAGTTGCCGATGCCTCTACCGGCGCGACCAACACCCTCGCGAATACGACCCGTAGCGCGGTTGAGAACTCGACGAAGTCGTCCTTGAGTAACCATGTGTGCCTCCTTGAAATCTATTCAGAGTGTAGCACAATAGCAGAACTTAATAGATTGGCGATCAACTAGAAATACATCATCTATCAGGGTTTGGTGGCCTCTCAATAGTGATGGAACCCTCCTGATCCACGGTTCCAGGTGGTGCCTCCACGGGGACCCATGCCCGTGAATATGAATGATTCTTGATATCGCGGTGCTTGATAATTGTCGAGTCGAGCATGAGTTCAAGTTCAAGAAATTTCATTGACAGACGTCGGGAAAAGTCCTCAGTCGATAGTTTCTTGGACTTGTGCAGCGCCCTAACCAGGGTGGATAGGCGCTTAGCGACCAGTTGACCCCGGCCACGATTGAGCTGAACATGGATCAGCATTGCCTCAAGATTACCGACGTCAATAAATCTAACTGGGATATTTTCGTAATATAGTTCGCGCAGATGTTTATTGCCTGCAATTAACCGAAGTCGCTGAGTTCCATCTATCACGATGTTGGTTGATTTCTGGACAATGAGTGGGCTCATGATTCCGTAATTGGCAATTGAGTCAGCAAGAACCAATAGGTCAGGTCGCAATATGTGTGTTGCATTCCATTCTGGTTCCTGAAGTTGGTCACCAGAGATGATTTCGATGTCAAATTGTGAGGTCATTATTGTTTTCTTCTTCCTGCTTGGCTGCTGCAAGTCGCATCGTATGTGCTCTCGTCTTTGGTCCAACTGGAGTTACGGACAGTCCATTGAGCTCGCCCAGCAATAGGTTCCGAACAAGCCATTCAAGGGGGTAGGAGTATGGGTCTTTCGAGTGTTTTTTTCTAAATTCAGCCACATATGCCATTGCTCGTTGTGCTGAACTTTCGCCCCAGATATACTGCTCGATCAGTGGCTTGATGCCACTCCAGCCCTTAGCTGCTGTCTGGCTGATGAGTCCTTCGATATCGAAGTCGGGCCACCATCGACGCTGGGCATCGATCCATGGAAAGCACTCGTATAGTCGGTCGTAGTATTCCGGTTCCGTTGCTATAACGTCCCCAATTCTCCTGATTGCCACGCTGTGAAGGGGAATTCCAACGCGATTATTGGAGCCTGTGAGTGTCGCAAGATCGTAGTATTCGCAGTAAGGCGCCTCGTGCTCTTCTAGAAACTTGAAGACATCGTTGATTTGCCAGTCGTAGATAATCTTTGCAAACTTGACGGGAAGGCCCTTTTTGGATTTATAGGGCGTTACGATATAATTCTCGTGTAGTTTCTGGACGCACGAACGATATCGGATCATCGATTCCGCTGCCCGAACTCCAGTAATGAAGGCGATATTTCCACGTTTGCCTTGTGTTGTGTAATAGTCGATATGTTCCGGGATTGGCTGAGAGTGGTCAAGGCCGAAGTGATATCCAGTGATTGCCCAATCAGGTATCGGTCGGAATAGGCGACCGTTTTTCATGCGCTCCTCAGACCAGGACATCTCGTCCATTCGCCTACCAAGAGACCACACCTCTATGCCCGCGGGCAGGCAATACCATTCCATATTTACCCAGTCGAAATTACGAACCATTTCAACATACTTAAGGACTGCTGGACTAATAATCTCTTCATCTCGGAATACAACAGTGACCGGCCCGAGTCCTCGTTCTTCATGTATTTCTTTTGCTAGGTACAGGACGGCCGTTGAGTCTTTTCCGCCAGAGAATTGAACACAAACAGAGTCAAACGTGTCATAAACATGACGAATTCTTTGCCGTGCAGCATCAACGCACGAAATATCCAAAAACATTCTTTGGCGAGTCATTTGCTTACCTGCAAATAATCGTGTTCCACTAAATCCCACCCACTGCTGATATATCTTTCATTCAAGGTCTTATAGACACGGGTGGTCTGGTGGCGCAGGAGTTTGCCCTCTTTGCCGGTTCGTTCACAAGTTTGAGAAGCAATCTTCTCGAACTTTGAAACAACCTTATTCATCTTGTGCTCAAGAGATGGGTCAGATGCGCGGAAATAAAACCGCAGCGTTCCGAATTTCTCTTTTACTTGATAAATTACATAGTCTTGATCGATTGATTCAAGCTCATTAGCGCAGTCGGCAACAATTTGCCACCAACCTTGTTCGCAATCAATCGTTTTTCCAAATGTGGGATCAATCCTATTGATAACCGCATCCAGATATTCGGGGTAATCCATCCCACTCCAATCAGTATGGCCAGGTTTACTCACTCGATACTACCCGCCACTCCGGTCACTTGCTGCCGTGGAAATATTATGAATAATATTTACAATATCTCTCTCATTTACTAGGTGAACCACTCCAAAGGCTCGTCGAGGCTCTAACTCGATATCGACAAACTCGAATTTCGGTGCTGCGTCCCCCAGGAGTGATGCGCTGGTCATTTTTCTTCCCACTGATTGCTTTCTGTAGATGGGGTTTCCAATAAAGAGATTAATGTTTACATTACAAGACCACAAATCGACACGAAATAGGGCATCAGCCAAAGGGTGTACATTGATATCGGCCATTTCATTTTTCAGTACCGAAAATACGTGCATTTCGCGTAGAAACGAGTAATAGGCGTTGCCAATTCTCCATCGCAACGCTTCCCTAATCTCGCCCTTATCCCACCCCAAGGCAACTGCCTCATTGGTAATTGCCCGAGCCGGTTCCCAAACCATCGAGCGTATTTCATCGTCATCACGTGATGCCTGTCTAAAGTCTTGCCACCTCGGAATAAAGCCAAGACGCTCGGTTGCTATGTGGAATACGTGGGTGAATGCGAACGGTGGACTCCAGTCGCGAATGATGGTCACCTTTCGAGCAACCGCAGATGTGCTGTCACCGAGAGCATGCTCCGTTGTTGATGCGACGGAACGAACCTGTTCGGGGGTCGCTGAATCTAGAACATTCGTCGATAGTGCCGTGACAGCATCAACGACAGCAATCCGGTCAGGGTGTGCCTTCCATTCCGAATAGAGCCTGCTGGCGTTTTTTGACCTGCCCGCAAATCTTTTGAGTACGTCCGATGCCGTTGTCATCTGTAACTGAACATCTTAACGCTGCCCTCACGAGCAGCAACGCCTCACTTGATTGGACAAGCCCCCGTTGCGCAGTCATCGAGATCAACTGCTCCATCGAATGCCTTCTGGTGCAACGGAACGGAGAAATCAACCTTGGCGAGGAGCTTTTCATACTCCTCCTTAGTGATTTCCTCGTATGGAGGCAGTGGGAAATTATGGTCGGTATGCAGGAGGAATGAAACCGATTTGATCGAATTATCATAATTCTTTTCAAGCCAATCTTTGATTTCCTGAAGTTCATTTCTCCTATAGTAGACCGTCACAGAGACTGCATTATCTGCCCAATCTGACTGCATGCGCTTGACCCATTCAAGTTGTTGCACGGCGGTCATGTCAGCAGCGAGAACGGACCCTTCAGGGGACTCGCAAGGGAAGTCAACGACATATCTCGTGTGGTCTTCCCGTCCATCGATTCCAATGTCGTACTGCACCTTATAGCCACGCTTCCGGCAGGCTTCAACCAACGGGTCGGATGATCCGAATCTGACACGTCGGATATAGAACTGAGCATATGCCGGGTGAATTCCGGGCGTAACGCCAGGGAGCAGCGAGAGCGTCCCCGAAGGCTGGACGGTTGTCAGTCGAACCGAGGGCGGTAGTCCATTCTCGGCAGAATATTCAATATCGAGCTTTTCGAGATAGTCGTAGGCATCTGGAAGCCATGTGAGCTTTTCGCTCTCGCATTGCAGAATGCCGGTAACCGACTGCCCTAGGCGAGCATTTTTGTTAACGATTTTAGTTGTCTTTTCATATGGGTAGTTCATGCGAGTAATTTGCTTCTGCGTCTTGTACAGAAGATATGAAACCTCTTGGAACTGTTCCAGTGAGCTGATATTGGGCAGGAAGATGGTAGATAAATTGCATGATTCTCCGTCGCCCAGGGCGATTTCGGCGCATGGGTTGTAGCCCTCAATTGTCTGATCCGGCTTCACCCTTCCAGTCCGTCCGTATTTGCGTGCTAGCTTTCTATTAACTAGGCCATATGGCTCCCCACTGCCGTCATAACCCTTCCAGAGTTCTGGGAGAATTTCTTCGAACGAATCGGCATAAATAGAGTTGTTGCTATTGGCTCGCCAGGCTGGAATATTTCCGGTGCCCCAGTTTTTTGCCCGGAGGAACAAAACATCGTCAGGGTCGCCAAGGGCAATCTGCGCAGAGCGACGACTCGAACCAGAAACGACGATTCGGCCAATAATGTTGCAGATATCGAGAACATCAATAGACCGCAGCTTTTTGCCTACTCGGTTCTCCATTACCTTGCAGATATCCGAAATGCCATCGATCAGGGCACCAGGACCAGATGCCGTGCCACCAAATGTCTTGAGTGGCGCACCGTACTCCCGAATTAGGATCGTTGAGTAGGTGAAGGACTTGCCGGTTTCAAAGTATGACTTCAGGACCGAGTGAAGCAAGCGCCGCCATCCCTGTCGTGAGTCTGGAACAATAATGTCCGCATCGTTTGTGCGTTCGTGGGAGATGGTTATGCCTGACTTCACCTTGGGTAGATCATGGATCTTCGACCGTTCAACAGAAAAACCCACTCCGCCGCCCAGCATCAAGTAATCAAATAGAAGCTCAAAATCCTCGATTGACTCAATGTTTACAAAATAACAATTGTTTAGGCTTGTTCCGTTGAATTTGTCGACAAGCGGAGTGCCAAGTTGCCACAGCGAGCGACCAGAAAATGAGCAGCGCAAATTGAACATGTGGTCAAAAAGCTTCTCAGCTTCCTCTTGCGTATAGGGAACGCCAATCCTTATGGCGCCATTGATAACGCGCTTAATGGTATCGGGCCACGTTTCGCTGTCGCCATTTTCGAGCTTCCGGCTGTACGTCCGCAGGAATACGATTTCCCCCATCCCATTAAAACCCCAGGGTGGGGTCTGGTTGGAGTACGAACGGACAAAATCATCTTCAATGAACGCCATGACGGTTTCTTTCTGTTATCGCAGTGTTGGAAGAAAGCAATTGTAGACCAGTGGAAAATAAAGAAAGTGTCTAGATAAGACCTAATCTTTCGGCTTCCTCCTGGGGGATGCTTTGGCCCTTCTTGTATAACAGAACCTTCGCCTTGGTGAATGGTGTTATTTGTCGCTCTTCCCAAACATCATCTTCCAAAAAAATTTGAACGGCAGATTTGCTTGTTGGCGACGAAAAGCCGATAATGTGCGCTGGAGAAACTGCATCACTCACGCAATCGCCGGTTGGGTGACCACAAACCGGACACGGCTGACGGTCCGCTCTTGCAATCCGATACTCGTCCGAGCGGCTATCAACGAGACCATGGTAAGTGGAGAAATACAAATCGATATCCATGTGATTAGTTTAACAGCACGCTGGGGGGGCGAAAACTATCAATAGGATGTTTTATGGTTTTGGTGACAATGCGCCATCCAAGAGTGGTTCGGGTGGCAGGAATTGAACCTGCGTGGACCGCTACGGTTTCTACAACTTATAAGGTTGAGCCGATACACCCGAGAGATCTACCAGTAATACAATATTAGTTTAGAAAAAGAGTTCTACATTAAAACCTTCCGCAGACAGCAGCCTAAGAAAAACATTGAAGTCATCATCTTCGACCTCTGCTGGTGCAACATTTTCAAGCGCCCCCATCAGCATTCGTGAAATAGCGGATGTCTTGAGGATCTTGTCCATCCCGTTAGTAAAGCCCACCGGCCGTCCCCAGTCAACTTTCCGACCGAGTTCATATTCATAGGGCAGGGATAACAGCGTAAGTTCATATTTGTGATTGATTAAATTCTTTTCGCAGTGCGTCACCGTGAGGCATTCACTCACCAATTCCTCCCCCTCAATAAATGCCTGACGCAAATCA